GGCTTACTGGGACCCGCCATTACTTAGAATCCTTAACCGCCAACGATACAACGTAAAAACTACCGTTGTTGTAGGTGTACACGTTCCAAATGTCCACTGCGTTTGCTGTAGTCGTAATTGGTGGGACCACACCACCGGCATACTTGCTACCGGTCGGCCAAGTAAGCGAACGCCCGCCAGTGGCGTCCTGCGTGGTAATGATGGTGAACCCGTAGGGAGTAGTCGGCAGGCCCGTAAACGACGAAATGGTCACATTACCAGTGAGGGTCAGTGAGAACGTGTCGTGGGCTGATACGTTGATGCTGATCGACCCAGTCTGGTTACCCAGTGCGTTGATTGCCGACAGCGGCATGAGACTAGGGGCAGCGACAGTGATCGACCCAGTACCATTGGTGATGGTGATGTTTGTACCAGCAGTTAGCGTAGCTTTGGTCAGCGTGTTGCCGGTGGTGTTGCCGATCAGAAGCTGGCCGTTGGTGTATGTTGTTTGGCCTGTACCACCATTGCCGATTGGGAGAGTGCCAGTAACCTGTGAGGTAAGATTGACGCCCGTCAGCGAACCGCCAAGGGTCAAAGAACCCGTAGAAGTAACTGTGCCGGTAAGGGTAAGCCCGTTAACCGTGCCAGTACCTGAAACCGAAGTGACGGTACCAACAAACTGGTCAGCCGACGTGATGTTAAAGTTCGGATATGAACCCGTGATCGACGTTGTACCTCCACCAGTCAGCGAGACAACTTGGTCAGGTGATGTGTTGGTAACAGTGATTGAACCCGAGCCATTCGAGACCGAGATGGCTGTACCCGCAGTCAGCGTGCCCTGAGCAAGTGAACCATCGGAGGTCTTACCGATCAGCAACTGGCCATCAGTGAAAGAGGTAAAGCCCGTACCACCGGCTTGATGTGGTAGCGTGCCAGCAGTTAACGTGGTCGTACCAGACGAGAAAATTGCTCGGTTAGAAGCACCGAATGTCGCCAGACCCGTACCACCTAGCGTCGTAGCTACAGGATTTGTTAGGCTGAACTGTGTGCCAGACAGCGTAAGGCCAGTGCCTGCCGAGTAAATCTGCGCCGACGATATCTCCGCAAACGTGATGTTTGTCGTGCCGAACGTAATAGTCCCGACAGTGTTGCAGGTGTTAGTAGTACCTGAGTTAGTCGTGCCCTGCTGGACAAACACGGTTGAACCTTCGCTCAGACCGGCTGGGCTAGCGCTGACGTAAGTGTCTGCGTCACTGGAGCGTGTCAGTACCCAGTTGGTCGAGACGCTACCTACGCTTGTCACGACGTAGATGCCGTTTTCTGTCTGCGTCGTCTGTTGGGAAATCAGGACGCGGTTAGCAACGCTGAGCGTTATACCATCAATAACTAGCGCAGCTTGAGTGCCAGCATTGGTCAGCGTAGCGCCGACCCCGGCAGTGCCGTTAGCATACGTCGCGTTCAGGTTGGCCGGTGCCTCGACTACCACAGGTTGGTGGAAGTGAATGCCCGCTGAGGCTGCTGTATCGACGTACTGCTTGGTTGCCGCCTGAAGGTTAGAGACAGGGTCTTGGGTCAGCGTAACCGAGGTCAGACCGGCAAGAGTTGTAGATGTAGCGCCAAGGGAGATAGCCGTCGTGCCGACAGTGACCGCACTGTTGCTCAGCGCAGCATTCGGGATAGCCGTGAAGTTGGTACCCGTAAGGGTCGGTGCCGTCGAGAAAGAAGGTGTTGTGCCCCCAACAAAAACACCAGAAGCCGTAGCGACAAACGCCGTCGTGTTAGCAGCCGTCTGGTAAGGGATAGAGCCCGCAGCGCCAGCAGCTAGATTAGTAGCCTGCGTAGCAGTTGCTGCACTCCCAGTGATGTTGATGTTGACGTTACCAGCCGCGTCCTCATTTACTGACCGTTCAGCCGGGTAAGTGACAAAGACGTCCTTGGACCCTGCCGAGAAGCTGACTAAGCTGCCACCATTGCTGGAAGAAAGCACTGTGTCGCGGTTAAGAACCACCCCTGTGCTGTTGTAGGTGCCGACGCCGACTTCCCACTCACTGCCGCCCGAGATGGTGTAGTAGGTTGTGTTGCCGTTACCGATAGCCGTGCCGAACGACTGAAAGCCAGCAGGGGGCGAGCCACTAAGTGTGACTGACCCTGTACCAGTTGTATTGGTCGTATCTTTTACGCGATCAGCAAGGACGAGAGCCATTTACCTACCTCATATCAAGTTATAGAACTTACCGAGTGCCCCACGTCATAGACGCAAAACACTCGGCTTATAAGTTCTTCGATCATTAGGCGATCCGTATAATGGCCGTGGTATTGGTAGCCGTCGGGAAGATGATAGTGAAGTCACCGTTCGTTGCCGTCTTATCCGAGCCAAAGTCCAGCACCGCAACCGAAGCGTTCGTCAAAGCCGTGTTGGCGTTCGAGTTAGCCGAAGGTGTGGTGTTATAGATCAAAGCACCACGAGCCGTGATGGTCGCGTTAGCAAAGGTAAGGTCGCCAAAGTCCACGAAGCCCGTACCCGCCGAAGCGTTGGTGTTGACTGCCGTTGCGCCAAGGTTAGTCAACGCACTACCACCTGCCGTGTAGTTTGTGCCTGAAGACGAAACTTCGTCCGACGAGCTATACGTCGTGGTGTTCGCATCAAGCGAAGCAGTAGACGAATACAGTGCGAGTTTAAAAACGTCTGCGCCGGTATCAGCCGACGGACGGAAATCGTGCACGGCCAGCATAAGCTGGGCCTTGAACGACGTAGTCATTGCTTGAGTAATTGCCATTATGGCCTCCTTAACTGTCCAAAATAGGGATAAACTCTGGGTGTCCGGCCTGATGGAACTTATTTACCAGAGTTACGTTATGGGACCGGACGACTTCATTCATATAATGAACGAGTACCTGACGGATGGAGTCCTTGAACGCCTCCGCTTGGTCCCTAATAGCTGGATGCGCATTGCCTCCAACATAGATAATTTTGTCAAGAGCGCGCTCAGCGATTTCTTCAGGCGTAAAACCACGTCCTTCGGTGGTTACCACCACCACGTCACCGCCCAACATTGTGCCTACAGATTCCAACATACTACCTCACTGGGTACCGGACTTGTTGGGTCCGATACATGTCCTGACGGTTCTTGCCTTCGCCAAGTTGTTTGAGCATCGACAACGCTTCATCGTACCGTTTTTGATACCCAGCAATAACGTCGGCTTCGCCTTTCATGAACGTATACGCTTCTAATAGCGCGCCGTAAAGTAAAACGCTCTCAAAGTTATCGCCCAACCACGACGTACCCGCTTCCGTGATGGATTGCGGGTAATAGAAGTAATGAAGTTCCATTTCGTAGTTCGTATCAGGCGTCGGCCCAAGGATGTACGAGTCCACGTCAAAAAAGGCGTAGTGTGTAGGCTTACCAGTTGTGCTTGGGTTAGGGAACGACTGGCGGATGTAACTCACATCCTTGTTGAGAAGAAACTCATAGCTACCTGTAACCGGATCAATAGCAGCCAGAGAGAAGTTGGCGAGCCAATCAGAAGGCACTGAAAGATACTTATTCCCTGCCGTGACGTTACCCGTCACGTTCTTCCGCAGGTCAAGAAGCTGGACCGTGTTGAATATGCGCTCTTCAGCATTAACGATGAAAATGTCAATTTGCTCAGTCGAAGTAAGTGCACCCGACCCCACCGTATCCGGAAAGTCGTTTTCGGTGTAACCCTTAATTGCATCGACGAGTTGAGCGTAATTCATTAGCCGAGTTTCTTGCTGCTATGCGTGCCTTTAGTAGCCGCACCGGTTCCGCGAGTCTTCACGGTCTGAGTGTTAGCTACGTTGTTTGGATAGCCGTTGTTGCCCATGTCAACCGTATAGTTCATTGGTTGCTTTGCACGCGAAGGAAGCGGGTTTTCACCCGTACCAAGAAACGGCCAGCCTGTATTGTCCTTAGCCATATTATTTACCCCGCGAAGATGACTTCTGGTTTGCGATCTTAGCAAGATTACGACCCATGGTCTTCATCTGCATGTTAGTTTTGCCGCCCTTGGCGAGCTTAGTTAGCGGTTGGCCCTTGTGCTTCGAGCGCTCGTGCGCGTGCACGGCCTTTGCTGCGGTGGCTTTGTCCTGCTTTAAATCTTTCTTGTCCATCACTAATTCTCCGTCTCAACTGTTACGGTCCCTACTTGACCACTACCTAATAGCGTATTTGGAAGACCAAATAAACCCAAAGGATTATTTAACCCTACAGGGTTCCACCCCCACTGAATTATGCGACTACCGTCAGTAGGATTGTTGTTCACGTTCAAGCCCGCTTGGCCGTAGCTATTGTCTGGTCGCGGGTCGCGTAGCGCCTGTGGGTCATCCACTGGGTACATACCCAACTGAAGCTGCGGCTGATCTGGTTCCCAACAAGTGGGGCACACGAGGATGTTGATGTTCTTGGTCTTAATGACAAGCCGCTTAAGTTCCTTAAGCTTGTAGCGAAAGTTACAGCGGTCGCACTGGGCGATTGCCCATTTACCGGAAGCGAACCGATTAGGCACACGTCACCGGAAATACTGACGAGGTGCGATGCGCAATGGTGCCTTCTCGCGATCCTCATCAGCAGCCTGCTGCCAGAGTTCTTCGTACTGCATCTTCAACCCCACAGAACGCTCAAGCGCGCCGGGAACCTTTAGGGATAGGTGATACGCGAGACCAGCCACCAAACAAGGGAGGAACCTAAACGGTATATCTTGCGTAGTAACACCATCACCAGCATCCTGTAAGCGGCGCAAGCGCCAGTAGACAAATGTATAATAGCTGTTCTGGTCTGGGGCTGGCCACACGTTAATCTGCGGAGCCTTCACACCAGTAGTTGGATAGTCTGCACCTGACTGACGGTTAATCCACACTTGGATAGGCCGACCCTGAGCGTTCTTGTTGGGGATTGTCGAGTATGTGTCGATGCTGATACGGTTAATAGTGATATCAGTCTGCTGCTGCCCAGTCTGGGTACGCACAACATGCTCAAGTAGGTCTATGGTATCTACAGGCAGATCGTAAACAATCTGTCCCTGCACCAGTGATATCGAGCCCTGCTCGATGGTCCATAGGTTAATACCACGGTTAGCCCACTCAATAGTAAGCAAGTTCAAACTGCGGCGTGCAGTGCGTAGATCATAACCCGTGCGAAGCTCAGCCCCACAACGCTCAAAAGCCTCTTCGACTAAGTCGTTGAGGTTGAGGTTAAATGTGCTGGTTCCGCTAGTGGTCATTTATTTTTTCCTTGCAGTCTTTGCCGACTGTACGAAAGCTTCTTTGGTAGGGGCACCTTTAGCCCCTACTTTCCGCATTTTCTCACCAGACCCCGCTGCAATACGTTTGCGTTTCGCGTTGATGTTGTCGTACAAACCGACCTTACCACCTTTGGCGTACATGGTCACTTCGTCGGGGTTATCCTTACGGCGAATTGTTTTCGCCCCCGGCATTTTAGAAGGGTTTATAGCCCCCATACCCCGACAAGCGCGCATTAGCAGGTTTTCCCGCCGCTCTTATAGCCAGCCATGCCGCCCATTGCTAGCATCTTACCCTTGGTCTTACCACGAATAGCGCAACCGTCGATGGAGCCGCCCTTGGCAAACTTCATCATTGCACGGCCCTTGGTGTCAGCCGACTTCTTCTTCATAGCAGCGCCAAACTTAGTTGCCTTGCCGCCCTTTTTCATACCACACGATGCCATTTTACCACCTTTCGCCATACCGGGCGCAGCGTTGCGCTTTGCCAATTCTTTACGGAACTCGTCACGCTCTGGGGTTGCCGGTACTGTGTCCGAACCACCTGTAGATGAGTCGCTTGGCATCGTCTTATTTTTCCGTGACCGCTTAGCAGCATCTGCTGCCGCTCGAGCCGAAACAAACGCCTTTGCGCGTTCACCGATCTGGGTATCTCTGTTCTGTTTCATATCTCTATTCCTTACCTAGCCATCTTTGTACGGTCTTCGTCTCATATATACGAATTGCCGTCCATATAATAGTAAACAACGCTGCGATTGCTGGAAGCATAGAAATCATCGTTCCAACAACCGTGAAGAATGAAGCCGCATCTATAGCGTACTTGAAAGTATCCTGTCCTGTTGGCATCTTTAACAATCCCATTTCCGAAGCGACAGGGCTTTACGAGTAGGGCGACCCTTCTCGTCTTTCATTGGTCCCGGCATACCTGACATGCGAGCACAAAAGCTTTTACGCCGAGCGGCAGACTTAGGCGACTTCGCAGCTTGCTTGGCGCTGACAGGGGGCTTAATATTTTGCCCTTGCGCTTTTAAAGACGCACGACCTTTGGCGTTCAAGCCGCCCTTGGGGTCCTTGCCTTCCTTGCGTGTCCAAGCAGGCGTCTTGGCCATTAGACCATACGTCCTTTTGTCTTGCCCTTGGTAGCGCAGCCATCAGCGCGCCGAGAAGCGGAGACTGAACCGCCCTTGGCATACTTCTTAATGGTTGACTTAGGCGGCGTCTTTGGGAGCTTATCCGGCATCTGCGGTGCACTTTTTGATGGTGGCGTCCTTGGGAGCTTATCCGGCATCTGCGGTGCACTTTTTTTCGGCTGATCCACTAAAGCTGCGCTTATCTTACCTGCGTCCGCCTTCGCCCGCCCCATCATTCTGTTTACGCCCTTACTAGCGCCTGCTACCAAGCCACTGGCAATATCCCTAGGAAAGCTACCCAAAGGGCTAAGCCTATCGTTTAACTCTACTAGGCCCGAGCGTAAACGGGCACTAGTATCCCTACTCTTTTTGTCAGCCATTACACAAACCTTCCCTTAGTTTTACCCTTGGTAGCGCAGCCATCGCCGCGCTTAGAAGCAGAACCGCCCTTGGCCATTTTCTTGACCTTGCCACCCTTGCGCATCATCGCACCGGCAGGGGCTTCTTCAGCCATCATAACTTCTTCTACCATTGGACGTGCGCGCATACCCGATGCCGCATTCCGTTTAGCATTAAAGTCCGCTTGCCGCATGGCCATAATTTCATCTTCTGCCGCTGCGCGCCGAGCATCTTTCTTCTGCGCTGCCCCAGCCATACGAGGCGCTATACCCGCCATAGGACCAAGTGCCTTATTCATTGCACCTAGTCCCTTACCGAATAGGCCTTTGCCTGTTACAGCGCCACCAAATGGCGAAATATCACCTATCTTAATACCCATTATGCTGCGTCCTTCTGTGCGGGGACAACCATCGGATAGAGGATGTCTTGACCATAGTTACCGGTATATTCCTGTACGCCCATGTGACCTAACGAGATTGATGGGTCGATCCAGACGTCGAAACCGAGTTCACGTGCACGGTCACAGAAGAGGAAGTCTTCCCCCATGTAACCTTCTTCCGTAACTTGGAAATCAAACATCGCGGTAAGCGTGCGATCCGTGCGAGTATCATAATATTGCCACTCCGGATGGGCTTCAGCCATCTGCTCGAACACTTCACGGCGCACCAACATAAAGGCAGTCGCCACGCGCTTCGCACGTACAAGACCCATACCATTCATGGTGAGTTCGCCATTTTCGTCGTGATCGAGAGTAGCAATGTAGGTTTTGGTTTCGCTGCGGGTGCGCGGCACGCCAGCAACAATGCCCTTCTTGGGGTCAGTACCCCACGCCATAAGGCGGAATACATCTTCTGCTTCAAAGTTAATGTCCGAGTCGATGAACATTAGGAAGTCGCAGTTAGACTCAAGCAAATCTTGCGCCAGCAGGTTGCGCGCACGAGAAACAACCGAACACCCGCATATGCTGCCGATGTGAAGTTCGACTCCGTGCTGCGCAGCCTGCTGAGCAAAACGTGCGAGAGAAACAGCTAGCTTCAAGGATACCTTGAAGTCGTACGCTGGGAGAGCGATGAAGACGCTCTTACCAGCTAAATCGTAGCTTTGTTCCTGTTGCATATATCACCCGTAAAAGGTTGTAGCAGTTATGTCAGCAGGTAACCCTACGTAAATCCCGTTTTCAGCAAGGATACCTTCGCCGGGAACAAGTATAGAGTAAGCAACAGCATTATAGCTGTCGGCTTCCAGTAACACATTCAGGTAGGCTGTTACGTTACCCGTACCCGATGCCGCTGTAGTAACTGTGAAGGTGGTGGCATTAGCAGTA